CCCGAAACCGGGGCCTCCAGGAGAGAGATGAACTTTCTCCTCGCATCATGCTACCCACTACCCGGACGAGGGCTAAATGGCTAGAACTAGATCAAGAACGGAGATGTCTCCTGGTGGTAAGTCTTGGAAGAACTCCAATACTCCCATCAGTCAGGTACCTGTCGTTCTTTCGCAAGGAACTTGTCATGATTCTGTCGGTTATCCAACCGATCATTCTCTTGACATTCTAAGCAGATCTAGACTAGACTGTCTAGCCAATGGCACTAATGGTAAATTAGGCGTTGGAAGGCGTAGCGTTGAAAACTACGTTCCAGCCTACCTAAGGACATCATTGCCATATGCCGACTCTGCAGGCTTCTTCCCAATCTCCTCACCTACAGCGGAGAGCGCGGCTGTCACTGCAGCGGCTAGGAGTAATCCTAGTCGCCCAGCTGTCAACCTACCTCTTGCTGTAGCGGAGTTGAAAGACCTGCCTCAGACCGTCAAATCAATAGGAGATCTCATTCGATCCAGCAAAGGACGCGGTCGTAGTGGTATGGATATTCCATACAAACTAGGATCCGCAAACCTAACCTGGTCGTTTGGTATCGCACCGTTGATCTCTGACGTTAAGAGACTCTTCTTGTTCCAAAAGGCCGTTGATAATAAAATCAAAGAACTTAGGAACTTGAGAGACAAAGGCGGTATTCGTAGAAGAGTGAAACTTCACAGCGATCAAACGTCGACCACTCAGACTGGAATTAACTTCGAGTCTAATATGTGGTCCGCGCTAAACGCTGTGAGGACAACGACATTTCTTATAGATCAATGGGCCACCATCAGATGGCGTCCTAACGATCTTACGTCGTTGCCTCGCGACGAAGCGGAACTCCGATCAAAGGCTGCAAGACTAGTCTTGGGCCTTGAAGCGGATAGTCTGTATACAACTGCTTGGAACTTAGTTCCTTGGAGTTGGATGACAGATTGGTTTGTGAATGTAGGTGATTACCTAGAAGCACAAAACCACTCCGTGCACAGTACATGTGAAAAGATAAATATCATGACACACTACCGTGCGTACGCGACATTCACCAATATCAATAAACCCTCTTGGGTCACTGGATTGGATGAATGCACTCTTGCTTCGGAATGGAAGATGCGTCGCATCTTCACATCCCTTCCGGGCATTACGGCAAGTGTCCCTCTTATCGAGGGACACCGACTAGGAATATTAGCGTCCTTAGCGGTTACCCGCGGTAAAAGACGCTAATATCACAAAAGGAAACTACCAATGATTGGTGATTCTATCACTTTCACCTACGGCGGCTCCGGTGGAGACGCTGTAGTTTGTAACCGTATCAACCAAGATGCATACGGGGCTGAGTATTTGAACAAGGGGTCAGTTTATGACACTCGAATTCAAATTCGCAACTCGAAAGATTCTGTTAAGTCAGGGTCTCCGATGATGGACCGTCACATTGTGACGGTTACCAAAATCGAACACCCTACAGAATCCCTCCCGCAAGGGCGTACGACATCTGCTTCGGTGACTGTTCGGAATAATCCGGCAGCACTATCCGCAGACGTTGTTGACGTAGGTGAAGGACTTGCGTTCTCCATCCTAACTTCAACCATTCTCGGTAAACTCTATGGTTGGGAGTCGTAAGACTCCCGCTCCTTAGAGGATTCACTTAATTGTGGATACGGATCATCTTATGATGATGTGATAGCCAACCGATCTCGTATATCATTCCCAATCTCGTTGGAGACTAGAAATGAGTAAGAGATACGATAGGTATATCCTGGACCTGTACGATGCTATCCTTAGGGATATCAAAGTAAAGTATCCGTCACACCGTCGTGGGATTGAGCGAGATTCATCTCGCCTCCAATTCCTCGTGGCTAAGCGTGGATCAACAGTTCTCACTATTGATCTGCCGACGTTTGGAAAGCATTTTGATCGATGCTTATCAAACGCTCGTCTGACCCGTTCGATGATACCTTGTTTCAAGGTTTATCGGAAGGGATCACCAATTCCAAGACTATTCAAGGAGATGGTGTTACGAGTTTTCCACGAAGATGGTACGTTGCGTGCCGATGCTGACATCGACATGATCCGTTATCTTCGTCAGCTCTTTTATGGAGCCAAGAAAGTAAAGGTAACATGTGATGTCTCAAAAACCTATAGTACGGTTAATGAGTTCTACAGCATTGACCGAGGATGTTGGCCAGCTTCCACTGACTGGGACAATTGTTCCAGCTCCGATGGAAGCAGCCGACATGGTAATTGCGGAGTTGAGGTTGACCTTCGTCAATACTCTCTACGCGGTTACCAAGATTCTCTTGCTTTATATCGGCAAGAAGATCCTTCCTCGCTAGAAGCCTTTGATCTCATCCATAAAATACAGCAAGTTGCTGATATTATTATGAGTGAGCTTGGGGTCTTTGACCCCCTAGCTTCTAGACCGCAGCACGGACCTGGGTCGGTATCAGACTTGCGCTATAGGGAGGTTTCAAAGTATACCTTCCCGACGTGGTCTGAGAGACTTGAGACAGTTTTTCCAAAAGCGGATTTAGCATTTGCTAACTACGACAGATGGATTGACTGGCTAACACAAAATGAGAATGACGCCATCCTCCGCGAGGAAGAGGGCTGTTCAAAACTCATTTCTGTACCAAAGACTCAGAAGGCACCGAGGCTTATAGCTTCGGAACCTGTCTCGAATCAATGGTGTCAGCAGGCTATAGAAGATTTCCTACAGTCTGGTGTTAAGAGAACTTCTCTCAAAAGGTCAATTGACTTCTTTAGTCAAGAGGCTAATCGGAGAATGGCTCTTCAAGCATCCCAAAGTCAGGAGTACGCGACAATTGACTTGTCAAGTGCTTCTGACCGCATGTCTTGTTGGCTGGTAGAGCGAGTGTTTAGGAGAAATCCTACAACGCTCGATGCTATCAAAGCCAGCAGAACACGGTTCATATCTAACGATATAGACCGGAAATCTCCTAAGTTACACAAACTTAGGAAGCTTTCTGCAATGGGATCCGCAATCACCTTTCCGGTTCAAACCTACGTGTATGCAATTATAGCGATGGGAGCTCTTCTACATGTAGAAGATCTACCTGTTACTATAAAAAACATACGCAAGTTTGCGCCAAAGGTCCGCGTATTTGGGGACGATATCATCGTTCCCATTACGAGCACGGATGCGACAATACTAGCTCTAGAGACCTTGAAATTCAAGGTCAATACCGATAAGACATTCTATACTGGAAAGTTTAGAGAGTCTTGCGGTATCGATGCATATGACGGAAACGATGTTTCCGCCGTTTATGCTATCGCTCTACCTAGTAGGTCTCGACCTGAATCACTGCTCTCGATACTCTCCACTAGGAATAACTTCTATAAAAGAGGTTATTACGAAGTGGCTGATTATCTTGAGACACTAGTCCGTAAGGAATGGCCATTTTTGGCTATCCCGTACGAGCCAGTTGATTCAGGTGTCACCCCATCTATATGGTCTCATATGGGTAAAGATTGGGATCACCTCAAAAAGAGGTGGAATCCTTCTCTCCAGCTGTATGAGTATTATCGTACTCTTCCGCGAGGAAGGGTTACGATAGGACCACAAGATGGCAACTCAAACCTTCTTCAGTATTTCACTGAAGAACCTGCTCCACATACTATGTGGAAATCAG